GCTCTTCCGATCTGGGGAGTGGCCTTGGCGAAGGTCTCGGCGAAAATCTCGTCGCGGGCCCAATCGAGGCCGTCCATGTCTCCTCGGGCGAGTCCGCCTTGACTGAGGTTCTCCATCTCGGCGGTGAGTGTGCCGGGGCTGATCTCGAAGTTGCCGTCGGGGAAGGCGCTGGCGTTTTTGCCTCGGATGATATTGCTGGCGTATTCGCGGGCACGGGCTTGGACGCCTTCGGGGCCGTAGGTTTTATCCACCCAGGCGCGGGCGGCGTATTTTTGCTGGCCGTCGAGGGCACCGCTGGCAAGGAGGGCGTGACCGAATTCGTGGGGCTCGACTCCTCCACGGCGAGCGTCGAGGTTGATGAATACCTTGGCGCGTTCGCCCAGCGGGGCCTGCACAAACATGCCGGCGGTTCCGGCTCCGCCTTGGGCGGCGACATTGGCGTCGTAGTCCTCGGCGCTGAGGGGAACGAAGTCGAGACCGTTGCGGAAGGTGCCCTGCATGGCGGCGAGCCTGACGAGGTTGTCAGGCGTCTGCGTGGCCATCATTTTTCCGACATCTCCACCGTTGAGTTCGACATCGACGAGCATGCGAGACACATCGCTGAGGGCGGCTTGTTGGCGGCGTTGCTGGAGGCCGGTGAAGCGGTCCACTCCTCCGCCTGCGGCACCAAATGCTGCGCCTGCTCCGAGTATGGCGGCGGCTTCTTCGTCGTCGCCTGCGTTGGCTGCGAGTAGCGAGAAGGGGGCGTTGATGGCGGCACCTTTCACTGCGCCTGTGGCGACTGCACTGGATCCTCGCACTGCTTGGACGATGGCGGGGTTGGAGAGTTTGCTGGCGAGGGCTCGCATCTGCGGTGAGAGGGCTTGATTGGCAGCGAGGCGGGCGGGGGTGCTCTCGATGCTTACAAATTGGCTGGGGCGCTCAAGGACTTCTTTGAAGGCTTGCGGCACGGCGTCGTTTGCAAGCACAGCGGCTCGGGCGGCTTGGTCGAGGCCGTTGGTTGCGTCGGCGGATTCGCGGAGGATAATCTTGGCTGTGCCTGCTCCGGTCTCGATTTTGCGGAGCACGCCGAAGCCTGCTTTGTAGACTGGGTAGAACCCGGCAATGGTGGCGGCAACCTCGGGGGGAGCTCCCACTGCGGCGGCTCCTGCGGCAATGCCACCGCCGATGCCGACATTTTTACCGAAATTGAGGACTTTGCCTGCGGCGGAGATATCACGCGGGGTGAAGCCTGTGGCGTTGGTTACGACATTCGCAAAGCGCTCTGCAAGGGCGTCGTTGCCTTTTACCAAAGCGCCTGCGGCTTTTTCCACTGCGCCGGCGGCTTGGGAGCTGACGACTTTCATGCCTCGGGATAGGCCAATGGCTTTGGCTCCGACGCCGAAGGGGATAAGGTTCGTAGGGTCGGCAACCATTTCGATGACTCCGGCCTGCGACAAGTTGGGCGTTTCTTGCTGGCGGCGGCCAGTGGTGAGCATGGTCAGAAGCTCGGTGGGGGCGGTCTTGGTGGCGAGGTCTTGGTATTCGGCATCGATGCCTTTTTTGGCAATGTAGCCTTCAAATTCGTGGTCCTTGAGATCGTCCTCGGTGGTGGGGCGGAGCTTGCGGCCGCTCTCAAGGGCGTTCTGGAGTTGGACATCGTTGTTGTAGAAGAAAAACTCACCGGTCTCTTCGTCGCGGTATTTGGGGGCGCCTTGAATGAGTTCTTTGGCATACCCGCTGTATTTCATGGCCTCGAGCGCTGCGCGGCCGATGCCGGTCTGCATCGTGGCTGGTGATTTGGCGATGGTCTCAAGGGGCGAGTAGACGGCGGTGTTAAATGCATCCAGCGCTGTGACGACAAGGCCGCCGACGGCTTGCTTGGCAATCTCGAATCCGCCAGGAAGTTTTCCCTCCGCTTTGAGGCGTTCCTTGGTGGCCTTCAGCTCGAAATACTCGTCGCGGGTGGGTGCGTAGTTCGGGTCGTCGAAGAGGCGGACCGCTTCTTGGTCGAGTTCCTCGGCTGAGAATTCCTGTGGAGGTGGAGGCGTGGAGGCTTGAGCGAGGAGGTCAAGCTCCTCTGCGGAATACTCGCGACCTTCCTCGATCTGTGCAACGGGGCCCATTGCAGGTCCACGGGCAGGAAGAGCCCCCTCCCCGGTGATCAGTTCGGGTGAGCCTGTCTGTTCAGGCGCTCCGCTTGCGGCGATTGCCGTAGAGGCGTTCGGGGGGATGGGGGCGTCCTGCACCGGCAGCTCGGCGGCTGCCATGGCGTCGAGCTCCTCGGCTGTATACTCAGCGGGATTCGACATATTTTCCGTTTGGTTGCAGAACGAATTTGCGGTTGCCGATCATTTTGACTGGTGCTGCGGCAGATTGCGGTGCGGCTTGCTGGGGAGCGGCTTGTGGTGCTGCGGCTGCGGGCTGTTGTGCGGCGTTGCTTTGTGAACGGGCTTGGGCTTGGGCGAGGACTCCGTCGAAATCCATGAGGGCCTTATTAAAACCTTCCTCCGATTGGCGCGGGTTGAGTCGGGCGATGGCGGCGGTGGCTTTGGCGCCCTCTTGCTCGGTGATCTGGCCAGCTCCTTTGAGGTTGTTGAAGGCTTGCATGAATGTGCCGCCTTGGACTTGTTCTAGGAGGCTGTAGAAGTCGGCGGCCTTGGTTCCGGCAAACGGTTCTTTTTTAACGCCGAAAAGGTATTCAGCGCCCTTGGCGCCGACCGAGGTGCTCATGCCTGCGTGGCTTTTTAATTCGGCCAGCATGGTGCGCATGTTGCCGATTTCAGAAACAGCCGCTTGTTTTTTGGTTGCAAGGTCGTTGACTTCCGCTTGGGCTTTCTGTGCCTCAAGTTGTGCTTTTTTTGCCTGTGCTTGGGCTTGCGGCGTGCTCTGCTCGGCGGCTTTGGTGTTATAGTTTTGCACGAAGGAGGCCATCTCGGCAGGGCTGTATTGCACGCCTTCTTTCATGGTCCAGAGCAGCTCCTGCTGGGCAGGGGTAAGGGAGTCGAAGCCGTCGGCCTGGAGCTTGCCGATGAGGCCATCGAAATCGAAGGAGAGCCCTTTGGGCTGGCGCGGAGGGAGCGGGGGAGGCTCTGCCATCATCTCCGCGACAGGGCTGGTGAAATTCACCATTTCCTCGTTGGTGGGCAAGGCAGGGTCTTGGTAGGGGGCGAGGGAGCTCATGGTTGCTGGGTTCTGGGGCGGGGTTTAATCAGGGAGAACCAACTTGGATTCGATGCCGCTGCGGGAGGGGCTTCAGAGGTCGCCGCCGGGCTTGTCATCATGGTGGGGACGACTTGCTCGTTGGGCGCGGGCTGCTGGAGCTCGCGTTGGGTCATTGCCTTTTGGTGGTTGCCTGCCAAGGCCGAGTAGTATTTGCCAATTCCAGACGCTGAAACCATGGACGGCGCAACGGGCATGAACATCTGGCTCATCTGGTAGGCGTCTTGGTCGTTCATGGTTTTGAAACTTTTGAGCTGTTCATCCGTGATCCCCATGGATGGACCAGCGACGCCCATGAAGTCTTTGAATGCCTTCCCGCCGGCGGCTTGCATTTTGGCTTGGGTGTAGGCGCCAGCGATGCCGCTTATGGCACTGGTAGCACCATCGACGATGCCTTTTGTAAGGGCTTCGTTTCCAGCCGCTGTAATTTCGGCGCTGCGGGTTTGGTAACCGGCGAGGATTTGGCCGGATTCATCGTTGACGGTGGGGGCGTAGGGCATATTAGGTGGGGAGGTTTTGGGATTTACGGGCTTCTAGGCAGAGTGGGCTGCCAGGCTGGAAGGACCGGCAGGCATTCGGACGGTGTTGGTATATTGCGCAGGCGACTCCTCGGCCCACTTCGCCACGGAGAGCGATGCAGCGTCCGCAGGGCGAGGTTTTGAGTAGGGGGTAATCGGTGCGGAGGTAGTCGGCAGGGATGCCGGTGGCGTCGGAGCGGTCGCGGCGGAGCACGGGCCAACTCCACTTGTGGCTGCAACATGCGCCACACCGTTGACAGTCGTATTGTTCCATGTGGGCTGAAATCCTTGGGTGGCGCTGGAGAAGTCGATGTAGGGAGCGAGGTGGGAGATGTTGTTGGTGGCGGCGCGGAGCTTGGGGCAGTGGACGACGGGTCCGGCGTGGCGGTTCACGCAGTTAAAGCAGACGGGGTAGTAGTCGGCGTTGGAGGATTTGTCGGGATTGTGCTGCCAGGTGTTGTGGATTTTCTGGTAGCGGGTGGGGTCGTTGGGGACGCCTTCGGATTCGAGGTAGGACCAGACATCGGCATCGGTCCATTCGCGCATGGGGTAGAATTGCCAAGGGGCGTCGTCGGGGCGGACGACATCTTGGGCGAGGGGGACTTGGCCTTTGATGAGATCGACATCGGCGCTTTTCTGGCCATGAAAGACGGCATCCCACGGGAAGTTAAACCGACCAGTGGGGCGTTGCAGACAATCGAGCCCACAGAGGTAGCGGTTTGTTTCGATGTCAAAAGGTGTGGGGGGCTCGGTGCCTAAGAAGAGGAGCAGGACTTTGTGAGGGGCCATCTCGTAGGCTTTGACGAAATCGAATCGCGGGGCTCCGGTCTCGATGTCGTAGCCGTCTTGGATGCCGTAAGCGTAGGGGGTGTAGTCGTGCATCTCCAGATCCCACTCGCGGGCGAGGAAGTCGCTGTGGGCGTAGCGGTGGCGGTGGCGGGGTTCGCGCCATTGGATGACGGGCAGCTTCGCCCCTACCTTGAAAAGAAGGAGGTGGAGCATGGCGGTGGAGTCTTTGCCTCCACTCCAGAGCACAGCGGGTTTGTTGACTTGGGAAAGCCAGGCTTCGATTTTGTCCGTGGTTTGGCGAATGAGTTCGTGCATGGAAATTAAATAGCGCCTGCGAGAATCATCGCCCCGCCTATTGATCCAGCGGCGGCCATTCCTCCGCCACCGAGCTGGCCGATCATGGAGGATTGTCCGGCAGCTCTTGCAGCACCGGCTTGAAGTCCGGCGCCTTGCAGAGCGGCTTGGTTGTTCATGAAGCTGTTATACATACTCGCCTGCATGTTGGTGTTGGTGTTGAAGAGGTCGGAGCCGTAGTTCATGGTGTTGCCGTAGGCTTGGCCGATCATCGAGGCAGCGTTGCCCTGGGAAGCTATAGGTATGTTGGATCCGAGGGCGCGTTGGTAGGGGTCGAGGGCGACATTGGCTTGGGCGAGGCCGAGGTTGTTACCGTATTGGTTTTGGGCGATGCCTGCCTGCTGGCCGTAGAGACTGCCGAGCATGCTTTGCTGGCCTTGGAATTGGTTGAAGTTCTGGCTGGCGACTCCTTGCAGGAAATTCTGATTGGCGTAATTCGCGTTGTAGTTTGCCGATTGGTTCGCCTGCTGGGCGGCGAGGTTTTGGCTGCTGTTGTATTGGGCGGCGTTGAGGTTGGCCGATTGGTTGGCGAGGTTAGCCTGCTGGGCGTAGCCTGCATCGGCCATGGCGCGTTGTTGCGAGGCGTCGTAGGACGCGCCAATGGCGGTTTGTTGCAGGCGGGCCTGCTCGGCGGCTTGGGAGAGTCCGGCTTGCTGGTTTGCCAAGGAGGCTTGAAGCCCGCCCTGCTGCGCAAATTCAAGGGCTCGGGCGTTGGCGGCTTGGTTGGCTTGCTGTGCGGCGAGTTGGTTTTGGGCCGATTGGATAGAGGCGGCTTGCCGTAGCTGGGCGTTTGTTTGGCCGAGATTAAGACCGGCGGATTGGTTTGCCAGAGCGGCTCGAAGTGAGGCGTCTTGATTTGCCAGGGCTGCGGCTTGGGAAAATTGAGCGTCCTGACTTGCGCTTTGGAAACCCAAACTTTGGTTGGAAAGACCGGCCTGTTGTGCGTAACCGGCCTCGGCGAGCACTCGCTGCTGCTCGTTTTGGTTGGTGGTAAGGTTGGCCTGCTGCTGGAGCTGGGCTTGCTGGAGGGCGCGATTTGCGGCGACGGATTGGTTGGCGAGCCCTGCTTGGAGTGAGCGGCCGACATTGCTTTCTAGGCGGCCCATGTAGGCTTGGTTGGCTGCTTGCTGGACGGCGGTGCCTTGTCCAAGGACATTGCCAGCGAAGGTGCGGCGTTCGTTTTCCCTGGCAGTGCCGAAGCGGTCACGGTTGAGAAGCTCGGCGGCCATGGCAGATTGGCCGAGGCCGAGGCCACGGGCGGATGAGGCGGCGCGGGAGGATTGGATTGCGTCGCGGCTTTGCTCGGCGGAGAGAGACCGGCCGAGGGCGAGGTCGTTGCTGGCTTGATCGCGGAGTTGTCCGTAGAGTCCATTGCCTCGGGCTTCATCCATAAGGCCACGCTCGGCGGCGCTGGCGCGGATATCTCGGGATGCGACATCCTGCGTGCGGCGGATGCGAGCGGCTTGCATGGGGTCCACCGAGGATACCTGTGTGCCTCCAACACGCTCGATGCCTCCGGTGCTGGCGGCGTTTATTTGCTGGGCGTTGACATCGGCCACGGCCCCCGCTTGAGCGGCGCGGATGCGTTGGGCGCGGATTTGGTCAGGCGTGTAGCCTGCTGGGCCTTGGACATCGGCAACTTGGCCGAGGCGGGCGTAGTCCATCTGGCCTACATTGGCGACGCGGGCACCGCCGACTTGATCGGCGGAGACATTTTGCGAGGAAAGCTGGTCTGGGCGGTAGAGCTGGCCGAGGGCCATCTGGTTCAGCCGGGTTTGAGCTGGGTCGTTGTAGGCGGCTACGCGGTCGGCAGTCTGGCCGACTTGGTTGTAGCTTTGGCCGAGCTGGGCGGCGGATGTTCCGGCGTCGCGGATGTTTTGGTTGGCGGCGGCGGTGTAGGTGCTGTCTTCGAGCTTCTTGGCAATGTCGCCGGTGTTCTCGATGGCTTGGTCGCTGAGGCGGCCTGCGGTATCGACAATCGTGTTGGCTTGATCTTGGGCGATTTGGCCGCTGGCCGTGCGTATGGCTGACAACTCATTGCGAAAATCTCGCGTGCGGGGGGCTTGACGAGGGTTTACAGACATGCCGGTGCGGAGTGGGTCGCCACTCATGCCGCCGCCAGACATCGCTCCGCCGGACATGGCCGTGGCGGCGCTCATGCCGCTGGACATGGCTGCGGACATGGCTGCGCTCATGGCGGGGGCTTCGCTCATAGCTTGGCTCATGGCACCGCCACCGCCGCCGGACATTCCCCCTCCTCCGCCCCCACCGCTCATGTTCATTGCTGGCATAGTATTTTATTCCTTTTCTAAGAAGTGTTTGGCGTTTTCTGCTCCGTAGTTGAGCGTGATCTCTTCGCCTGCGGCGATGTCGCGCAGGGCGTAGTGCCTCATGAGTTCGTTAACCGCGTCGATCTCGTGGCAGGCGTTGGGGGTGTCGTGGTGGTTGTAGAGGGGAGCGAGGCCGAAGCCGATGATGCTGGTGGCGTCGTCGAGGTAGTAGCTGTAGGTCTCGCAGGCAGGGGCTTTGGCGAGTTGCTTCTTGGGCACGGTGGCGTAGGGGGCCTCTTCGAGCACTTCGTGCTTGGCGATTGGGGCCGTGGCGAAGACGCCCCACCGGTGCAGCGGAGACCGGCGCACGGCGAGCTTGGTCGCGTGGTAGGGCTCGGGGCGGAGCATGGTGGGGGCGGAGGTCATTTGGCTTCGAGGGCGGCGACGCGGGCGGAGAGTTCTTGGACGGCGGCGACGAGCAGAGGAACGAGCTTAGATTGGTCGATGCCTTGGTAATCAGGAACCGTGCGGGTTCCCATCACTGCTGGGGTAACGATCCCGCCATTCTCGTCTTTGACTGCTGGCGTGACTTCATACTCCTCGGTCTTCTCGCCGTCCTTGGTGCCGGTGACGGATTCGGGCACAACGGCTTGGGCTTCGTGGGCTAGGAAGCCATCGACTTTCTGGCCGGTTGGATCGGCCAGCCAGTTGAAACGGTGGACGGGGATTTGGAGCAGGCGCGCTACAGCGGCGGTCAGTGGCTCGATGTTGGTTTTGAGGCGATAGTCTGAAGTGGTGGTGTAAGCGACTGATGACGCTGAAACGCGTTTAATCGACCCAATACTTGAATTCGCATAATTAAAACTAACAAACGGAACCCAATCACCCATTCCATCTGTATGTGAGACATCAACTTGACAGCCTTGTCCTGACCCTGCGCCTAAATTTGTTGCTGAAAAAACAGCAGTGCTATTATAAATTTGTTTCAAGCCATTCACAGTGATTACTCTAGCGCTAAAATCGCCAACAACATCTCTAGCTACGATAGCGTTGACTGTATTATTACTTGTAGCCGTGGTGCGAGAGTTGGTGAGAGTTCCTGAAGTAATGTCCGCAGCCGAATGCGTGTGGCTGGCGGCGGCGTAACTCCCAGACGCTTGCTTACCAGCCAACAGAGTATTCATCTCCGTCTCTGTGTAATAGCGATCATCGTGGGTGTGCGTTGTCGGCGTCCTCGCATCCGACAAACGAGAATCTGTCGTAATGACCGCCGTGCCTGTGATGGCGCTTGGCGCAATACCCGTTGCAGGCGCATAGCTTCCAGACGCCTGTTTGCCTGCAAGCAGAGTATTCATCTCCGTCTCTGTGTAATAGCGGTCGTCGTGCGTGTGACCACCCACCGGCAACCCCGAGAGCTTACTATCGATCTCTGTCTCGGTGTAATAGCGGTCGTCGTGCGTGTGACCACCCACCGGCAACCCCGAGAGCTTACTATCGATCTCTGTCTCTGTGTAATAGCGGTCGTCGTGCGTGTGACCACCCACCGGCAACCCCGAGAGCTTACTATCGATCTCTGTCTCTGTGTAATAGCGGTCGTCGTGCGTGTGTGCGTTTGGGGCGGCGGTGACGGTGATATTGGCCGACCCATTAAACGAGACACCATTGATGGTGCGGGCCGTTTGCAGAGTTGTTGCCGTAGCGGCATTTCCAGAGCAGGCCGCCGCTGTCGTTGCTGTCGTTGCTGTGCTGGCATTTCCGGTCACATTCCCGGTCAAGTTGGCCGTGATTGTTCCGGCGGAAAAATTCCCGCTTCCATCGCGAGCCACAATGGCATTGGCCGTGCTGGCGTTTGTAGCAGTGGTTGCCGAGTTGGCTACCTTCCCTGCCGTGGTGATCTGCGCAAGTTTCGTGTCGGCAATAGCAGCGGCGGCGGAGATGTCGGCGTTGACGATGTTGGCGACGGTGGCGGCATCGACCATCTGGTGGAGGTTGGCAGGGGTGACGAGTTCCCCGTTTACGAATGTTTTGCCTTTAGTAATAGTAGCCATAGTTAGTTGAGCGTGCGGGTTTCGGTAGGGTCGAAGCCGGAGCGGGTTGCTTCGGCGCTTATTTGGCGGAGGATGGGGCGGCCGCTTTGTGTGCGGAAGCGGAGGTCGAGGCCGGTGGCTTTGCAGCGCAAGGGGGCCTTCAGCGTGTAGTCTTCTTCCTCGCCGGTGGTGTTCTCCAAGGCGGCGACTTGGAAGTCAGCGTCGTAGTCGGTGGTCACGGCATCGAGCGTGCAGGCGGAGGCGTCTGGCAGGAGCACGCTGGCTTTGGCTCGGGTGAGGCGCTTGGTGTTGAGGCTTCCCCAGCCGTAGCGGCGGGTAATGAGTTCGGAGGGGATTTCGGTGTAGAGGTCTTGCGCGTTTGCGTAGGGCACCTCGTCGCCGTAGTCTAGCTCATCGAGTAAAAAGAGCGTTCCGGCGCGGCTGGCGGCGAAGAGTCGGCGTTGGCTGGAGTAGGCGGCGACCAGTAGCTCGTCGAGATTGATGGCGTAGGTGTCGCGGGATTCCCATTGGGAGTTAAGGGCATTCCACAAGAAAAGGGTGTTGTTGGCCGTGGCGTTCTCGCCGATGGGCACAGCGAGGTAGTAGCGATTGTTCCACCACCGTCCTACGGCGAGGTGCGCGTAGTCGGTGTTGATTTCGTCGATCTGGTCGGCGATGGGGTCCGACAGCGGCTGGGTGTTGGCCCTGAGCTTGAGGTCGAGCTGGGTATCGAGGCGGTAAACTCCGGCGTCCGAAAGGAAAAACACAAACTGCCCGGCGGTCTGGATCGAGCGGCGGGCCACGCAGCCGATCTCATCGGTGAGGAGCGTGAGCTTGGAAACGGCGGAGTCCACCGTGAAGGTGTCGCCGGTGGCGTTGCTGGTGTCGGTCAAGTTAGCGATCCAAATGCTATTGCGCATGAAGACCAGTGCCTGCCCTTCGACCCATGGGTGAATCGCCACCAGGTAGTCGTTACTGCCCTGGTTGGCTCGGAAGCTCTGGAAAAAGGGATCGTAGAGGTCGGGGTCGAGAACATCCGAGATGGCCACGGTGTCGCGGCCATCGGGGATCCACAGGCGGTTGCCGATGTAGCTGGCCCAGCCAGTGGAGCGCAGGGTTTTGAAACTCACGCCCTCGGCAGGCACGCCCGAGGCGGCGCGTTGAAACTCCATCATCGAGCCATCCCACCAGAGCGGGGGCTTTACTCGGCGGATTGCGATGTCGGCGGTGGTGTCGGGCGCAGTGCCAGCAGGCACAGAGATGGTGAAGGCGTTGGCCGTAGCCGCGAGGATGTCATACTCATGCCCTTGGAATGCCGCTTGGCTCCCCTCCTCGATCCGCACGCGCTGGCCAGCAGCGAGGCCATGGGCGGTGATGTGGACGGTGGCCGTGGTGCCGGAGACTGCAATGCCGCTGGCGGTGGTGTATTTCCAATCCCAGCCAGGCAGCGTCATGTCGGCCTCGCGCAGTAGGTAGAAACGATTGAACGCTTGGATCGTCGAAACGCTGTCCGTGGGCTCGATGATCTCGTCGGACGCTGTGCCGGTGGCGGGATAGTTGATCTCCTCGATAGGCTCATCCTGGCGGTAGAGAAACGCCGAGGTCGGCCCGCAGAGGACGATGTATTCATTTTCATCGTCGTAGTTCGGCGAGGAGAAAACGCCGCTGGCAAAGATGCCGCCAGAGTAGATCGTCCGCACGCGGGCATTGGCATCCAGCACAAATGGGAGAGTGAGAGGCTGCGTGCCTGCCGATATGCCATCACCCAACCGCTTCGCGCCTTTGCGAGTTTGCGCCACGCCTCGGTCGAGCCGCATGTTTTCGGCGTATTGGACCATGCCCGGCTGGAGTTGCAGCGGGTTCAAGCGGGAGGCCATGCCGAGGAATCCGGCATCGCCTTCGACTATGGTTTGGTCATCGGGCATCTACCTTCTATTCTGCGGATGGTTGTCAAGGAGGGTGCGGATGGCTTTAGCGCTGATGCGCGGCTCGCCTTTGAATCGCATCAGGTCTGCAAGTTGGCTGGGGGTCTTGCCGCGATGGCGGGCGAGGACGGCTTGCACCCGGTCGAGCAAATGGGCCGGAAT